TTTTTAATATATCATCTTTTTCTTCATCTGTTTTTCCTGCCAATAATGGTAATATAGATGTAAGGGCTATACCACCTTTTAATGTTGGCATCATTCCTCCAAATCCTTCTGTCAATCCTAATTTACCAAATAAACCCATGGTTCCTCCAAATTCATCAACACCAGGTAATCCAAATAATTTACCTTTGAGTCCACCTAAACCACCACCAAATTTAATTGCAGCTGCAGTTAAAGCCATTTTACCTATTGGTGACTTTGCAAGTTTCTTGACACCTCTTACAGCTTTCTTTATTCCTTTTGCTATACCTCCTAAAAAAAATGCTTCTCTATCCAAATCTTCTATGTTCATTATACCACCGTCCATTGCACCTATTCTTCCACCTTCTGCTGCAAAGAAAGTAGGATCAAATTGTGATCCTATAATACGAGAAGATAAAAGTTGTGTTGGATTTGTAGTATCATCATTGTCGTCATCATTACCTACATTACAATAAGCTGGTGGGTTGGGTCCTTTACAAGGATCCGTTATTTGATTTTCACCATCTCCACGCATTAACCCTCTATCTTGACCTATATCTTGTTTAAGAGCATTCCATTCAGCGTTTGTGTAAAGTTCACCTGTATTAGGATTAACTAAATCTTTAGGTTTAGGTTTATCCATAAAATTTCCAAGATCACCTTTAGCAAATAAATTAGGATTATTTCTTTGCGTTAACATAAAGTCAGGAAAATTTTGTGGTACAGCTGTTAATTTTTCAAAAGGTCCTCTTGTTGGATCTGTAAACATACCTCTTAATTTATCTATATCAGTAATTCCTTTAGGCTCATAACCATAAGCTAATTCTTGAAAAGCATCAAAGCCGATAGGAGTTTCTTCATCAACACCTTCTAATAATCTGTCGATCGTAGTAAGGTCTGCTCCTTGACTTTTTAAATAATTTCTGTAGGCAACTAAATTATTGAAAGAAGATTTTTTTGCACCAGGCAATGATCTTGCTAAATTGTAAGCTTGTTTTCTTCTATTTGTTATTAGATCTTTAAAAAAATTAGATTTTGCTGGTGTCTTAAAAGTGCCACTTGCTATTTGTTTATTTATTTCTTGTTGTTTTTGAAAACCTTTTTTTTCTGCTTGATTATGTCCTGCAAAAGGATCTGAACCTGCTCCTGCATTTGGAGTATCTTTACCACTTCTTTGATCTGATTTAGCTTGATCCTCTGTCTTACCTGCATGACCTGCATGACCAAATTGTGACATCGATCTACGTGGTGACATATTTTTACTTTTTCCAGATCCCATACCAGTAGCACCTTTTCCAAGATCTTTACCACCACCTTGAAATCCGATACGTCCACCTTTAGCTAGTAGTTGTTTGTATTGTTGTGCGTTTGTTATGGCCATTGTGTTATCTTATTTTGTTTTACCAAAAATATCAAGGCTAGGCATAATAACTCTGACATCTTTTCTTATATCAGATTCTGGAATTCCCTTCGATTTCCAGTCATTATCATCTTTATATTCTTCACCTGTCTTCATATTTGTTATTGTTGTTATAATTTCTTTTGGTTTTATTATTGGTAGATCTTTCATTATGTTGTTATCTCCTTCTTGATGTTTAGATAGCTAACTGCTACATCAAATGAGTCTGTGTTACTTGATAGTACAGTTAGGGTATTACCGCCTTCAACCACCAAAGGTTGGGTAAGTAATTCTGTTGTTACATTAGCAGTCAAAGCTGCTGATTTTATAGCCGTAATACTGTTGTTTGTAATTGTGACTGTTGGTGTGCCAGCTGAAGTTACTAATATAGATTTAATTACATATGTTTCACTTACTAAAGGATTACCAGTTCCAAAAGGGTTAATAGCACTTCCTGATGTACTGTTGTCTGTTCCTACAAATTTATATTGATTAGCCATTAGTTAATAAAAAAGTTAAACGCTTCAATTTCATCTTTCAATTCTTCTTGAAACGTTGAGTTTAATTTTTCTACAATCGCATCAAGATCTCTTACTTGAGCTTCCGCAGTCTGTACATCATATTCATTTGATGGTCTAGTTATAACTTGTACAATTTTTGCCATTATCTTCTTCCGTCTGGTTGTATATCTAACCTAAAAGTTCCTAACTTCCAACTTTGATTAGTTGTAGTATTTGCTATTTTAAGTGAAACAGCTCTAGCTCTTGCACGTGTATCTACTTTTTTGGTAGATGATGAAACTGTAAATGGACCTAAAGAAGAACTAGCTTGTGTATCATTTGGATAATCTCTTAATAAAAATGTAACTTGTGTATTACCTGTTTGAGATAAAAAGTCAGGTACAAATCTTCTTATTTTCATGAGATACTCACCATCTCCTTTAAAAGTTGCCATACCTGTTGATTGTCCTGTTGATGTGGCTCTTGCTTGTGTAATATCATAATCTCCTGATTCAATGCTTGCAACAATTGCTGTAGTTGCACCACCTTGAACTTGATCAGTTCCTGTTTCGTGTTCATAGTATATTGTTCTACCTTCTGTGTTGCCTACAACGTCAAAAGATGTATCAGTTCCAGCCTCATATGATAGAGCATGTGGATTACCAAATACTGCGGAGTCTTCCCACATAGTTCTAGCAAGTGATCCAACAGTCCATACAGGTCTTTGTGGTGACGAATCAAAATAGTTATATGTAACTTGTCTATTAACTACTGATGATCCTGTTGTAGGATAGAACCAAGTAACTTCTCCAAACAAATTATTTAATCCAGCAGACACCATCTGATTACCAGATTCTAAATTTATATTATCATAAACAAAGTCTTCTACTAAACATGGTAGTGATTCTAGTTTACCAGCATATCTAAAGAAACCATTTTCTGACATCCAATATGCAGCACCATCAACTTCAACACATGCATTTTGTCCTGCAAGTCCACAGTTAGTTCCAACTTGTGCAAAGGCAAAAGTAAATGGTTGACCAACAAAACGTTGAGTGAATAATGCTGTATCCGTCCAAACATAAATTGCATCCCTACCTCTAATCGCTCCTCTGATCTGTGATCCGTCGGCCAGTCTCTGTGTACCAGCTGTATTAGTTGCTGTAGGTGTATAAGTATTAATATCTTCTTGATCCGAAAATCTTACAAACATATTATCTTGTGTTGATGTATCTCCAATAGTTGTTTCTGTACCAAAAAATACTAAGTGTCTATCGGGAGTGGATACTAACATATGACGTGAGGCTGTTGGTGCACCAGATATAATACTGGCTCTAATTGTTTCTGCATTTGTTGCTGCAGAATTCCATTCGAAAACAGCACTGTCGTGAATTAAACAAATTGCTTTATCACCAAAATTATCTAATGACCACATACCAGGCTCAAGAACTAAGTCACCTGATGCAGCTTCACCCCACGCTACAAAATTTGTTGTGCTAGTTACAGTGGCTCCACCACTATGGGCTGCAGCAGAAGTTCCTCTAACTTCTCTTGTTACACCTGTAAGTTCATTACCAGATATACCTGTATACGATATTTCTTCGTTATCTATTTTTATAAAATTTGTTCCTGAACTTGGAAACTGTGACACATCTCCTAATATAATACCTGTAGTTACAGCATCATTAATACCATTTGTTAAGGTTGTTGTAGGTTCTCCAGCAACTTCTCCACCCCAAGATCCGAGTGACCAACCAAAACCTTTAGCTTGTACAGCGGGTCCTACAGGATAATAATGTTGTATTCTTATACCCCCAGATGTTGTTGCACCAGATCCAGATTCATTACTTAACATTGTAATAGTAATGGTTGTGCTTGATGGTACAGTTGTTACCATAAATTTTTTATCATTAAAATCAGCTGCTGTGTAATCTGAGTTAGTTATAGAACTAAAGTTATCTAATAATATTATATCTTGTTCACCGATATTGTGTGGAGAGCTAAACGTTATTGTAACAATGTTTGATCCGTTGCTCGTGCTAAATGCATTTGAAAGCGTTGTTGTAGATTTAATAGGATGTATGTCATAAAATACACCACCTGAATATGCATATAAAATTCTGTTTGTACCAATAATTGCGTATTTTCTAGCTTTACTATTTACAAAATGATGAAATTGTGTGTGATTTCAATATGTTTAAAGCAAGGGGAATCTGTGGTGGATCATCCCCTCGCAAGTCTAATGTATAGACTATTTTATAATTTTGTCAACTTAACACCTTTAAACCAAGCGGGTGCCCCTAATAAAGGTCGTTTGTCTAAGTGGTTTTCTTTAGCTGCTTTAGAACTAGCTTTGTTATAATGTAAAAATACTTGTCCACAGTTCTTGCCTTTAAACTCATCTCTCCAATGTTCTAAGTCACAACCAGAATATATTAACATATCACCTGGTTTAAGATCTACTTTAACACCAGCTTGACCTTGTTTACCTGTTGGATCAAGATATATTGGCCATGGATCACCACCTAAGTTTAATGTAGTAGATATTTCACATGAGTATCTATCTTTATGTCTAGCTAATACATCACCTTCTTTATATATTCTTGCATAGGAATACGTAGGACTTAGTTTAATACTAGTGTGTTTTTCCATAACAGGTCTTACTTCTTGTAATAAAGTCTCCATTGCAATATCTGCGTAATGTGAATAAGTATTTGGTACTTGTTCATCATTCCATACACCAAAATATTCTGTAAACGGTGAAATATATTTTTGATCAAATAAAAATCTTGCAACTTCTCTTTTATTTAAAAAATATTTATAAACAAAATTTGCTAGTTCAGGTGAGATAGCTTTTTTTAATACTGTGTATTTATTATTTTTGAACGACATTTAATACTCCTTTTGGTATTGCTTGGCAGTTCCAATGTATAAATCTAAATGGACTGTAGCCCATATCTACAATGTACTGATGTGGTAAGTAAGATGGAAAAAACATTATTCTACCTGGTTTAACTTGATAATTTATTGCTGATGAAGCATGTGTTACTTTTGTTTTATCTTTTTCTGGTAACAAATTCATAACATTACCTGGTCTTGGATCTTCAAACATAGGTAAAGATGTAGACTCATCTGCTTTTAAAAAATAAAAACCAGAAATGTGACCATTCCAATGAGTATGTAAAGTATGGTGTCCACCTCCTTTTTTAGCAAACTCTTGCACCCACATTTCTGTAGTAAATACTTGATGTCCTGACATATCAAAACCCATTTCACCTAATAAGTTATGTGCTGTATTGCCTACATAACCTAGTAGTTGTTCAAAATTTGAATCACCAATTAATGATGTTGAATGAAACACATGACCCATATCTCCTTTGTCACCAAATTTTTTATTACGTTCGTCTATTTTTGGTTTTAATGTTTTCTTAGATGTTTCAATATAAGGATCAGATGCTTTGTTTAAAGCATCAACAAACTTAGGTTCGTCTGCAAACCATATAGGACATTTAAAAAATTCTTCTAATCGTAATTGCATAGGATATCCTTCTGCACTACCACATGACATTTCGTCTAATTTATTTCTTGTTTTTTGTTTTCTAGATTTTTTCTTTTTCATATTTTTTTATTTATATGGCCACCCTAAATTCCAAATAACCAAACTGTTTCTTTCTCCACTTTTAACTGGACATACTCTATGCCACACAAAACCAGGAAATACAACTAAAGATCCTTTAGGCAATATCTCTTTACATTTCATAACATTTCTTTTTTTATCAGGATCCATATTTCTAAAATCAAATTCTAGTTCTCCACCTTTATAATCTTTTGGATCAGATAAAGTAACTGTAACAGATAGTTTTCTAATTTTACCGTGTGATGGATCTCCTTGTTCTCTTTGATATGGTCTATCCCAACCATCACAATGCCAATCGTAATATTGGCCTTTTTTATATTTTGTAAACTGACAAGACTCACTAAAATCCCATTGAAAATTCCAACCAGCTGAAGCATTTGCTTGATGTATGTAAGGTTGAATTTCTTTGTAAATCCATCTATCATTCATCCAAACAATATTAGAATCTCTTTTCTTTTTTAAATCTTTAATTTGTTTTTGATTTAATTTTTTAGAATCACCATAACCACCAGTGACTGCCATTTGATCTTGAAGTTGTTGACCATATTTTACAATGTCATCACAGATACGCGAAGGTACCGCTGATTGAAAATACCAATAATAATTTGTAAGGTTCATATATCTTTATGAACTTAATATAACATTTATTATGAAACTGTCAATGTACCCGAAGCTGTAAATTTAGCTAATTTATCTCCACCGGGGTGAGTTGAAATTGTTGCAGACGGACCTGGGTTAGCAGTAAAAGTAACTGCGCTTGGTCCTCTTAAAATAACGATACCTGATCCACCTGGCATACCATTGTTAGGTGCACCCGGACCATATGATCCACCACCTCCACCACCAGTATTATCAGAACCAGCTGCAGAAGCTCTTGGATGAGAACCACCAGGTCCTCCTAAAACTCCACCAGCTCCACCACCGCCAGCTCCACCTACACCACTAGTACCAGATCCAGATGTTCCACCACCTCCACCACCAGCATAAGATGTATCAGGTCCTAAAATTGTATTTGGTGCACCAGCTCCACCAGCTCCACCATCACCAGAACTAGCATTACCACCATTTGCGGTAGCTCCACCACCTCCACCACCAGATTCTGTATAAGCTCCTGCATTAGCTCCAGCTCCACCATTATTTCCTTGAGGGGGACTAGTTGGAGGTGCATTACCACAACCTCCAGAACCTGGAGTGTTATAACTTCTTCCACCACCTGAACCACCGGGGTTTGCATCTCCACCAACATCAGCTCCTGCTCCACCACCTGTTGCTGTTATACTTTCAAAAACTGAATTTGTTCCATTAGCGTCAGCAGACCCACCAGCACCAACTGTAACCGTATGAGAATTTCCTGATTCAACATTAGAAAAAGGTAAAGAACTACCTCTTAACGGAGAAGGTCCATAACCAGAAGCACGATAACCTCCAGCACCTCCACCACCACAACCGCAGTTACTTGTTCCACCACCTCCACCACCAGCGACCACTAAATAATCTAAACTATATGTTATTAATTTTACAGGCCATGTCCCTTGTTGTTTAAGTTTCATTTGACTTTGCATTGACCACACACCACTTGCTTTGTTTAATTCTTTTACGATAACTATACCTGATCCACCAGATCCGCCATTATGAGCAGTTCCAGGATTACTTCCAGGATTACCCGCACCACCGCCACCACCACCAGTGTTTGCAGGTGCACTATTTCCAGCTCCACCATTAGCACCATTAGCACCACCTCCAGTTCCACCACTACCAGCTCCTGCGGGATTTCCACCGCCACCACCGCCACCAGCGTAAACTCCAGAGTTAGGTGCTCCTGGATAATCAGGACTCACATCTGTTCCTGCTCCACCATTACCACCTTTTGAACTTGATCCGTTACCACCAACTGCTCCGTGTCCACCTCCGCCACCTGCTCCATATGCAGGTGAAGCATCAGCTCCAGTTCCTCCAGGATTACCTTCTGGTGGGCTATAACCACCAGCATTACCACAACCTTTAGAACCAGGTGGATAGTTTCCAGCTCCACCACCAGAACCTCCTGGTTGTGCAGCAACTGGAGCACTATTAGGATATATTCCTCCACGTCCACCACCTGTAGAACTATAAGTAGTTCCGCAGACAACGATAGATGAATTACTTCCATTTGAACCACTACCACCACCTCCTCCAACAGTTACTGCCCCTGTTGAACCTGATGCACATAAATCTAAATTTCTTAAACCACCTGCTCCGCCACCACCAGCTGCTCTTGTGTTAAAATCAGTTGTAACTGCTTGTCCACCTGCACCACCAGCAACTATTAAAGTTTTAATAAATCTGGTTCCCGGCTGTAAACTTATACTAGGTGTGTTTGATGTACGAACGGTTAGAGTATTTTTTCCAAACGAAGTCTTATTCGTTTTTCCAATTATTCCACCATTTAGATTACCGCTGCCTCTAGGCATTTAAGTGTCCTCCTATTCGGACACCCAAGCTGTGCCATTCCAATCGTATTTGGTAGGTGTTTCCGATTCGTCGTTTGATTTTGTAGCTTCCCAACCTTTTGTGTTGTCAGCTTGATATTTTGTATCGTTCCAAGAAATTAAATAATAATATTCAGGTTCTGCTTGACCATCATCAGTAATTGATGGATATGCAATCGGTGCTTTCCAATCATCATTATCATCTAATGACCATGAAGCGTGAGGTTGTTGTCCTAAAAATTTATCTTTTACAGGATCATAAACCATTCCAATACCTGCGTATTGTTTTCTAAAATTATTATTGTAAGAAGTTTGTTTCCAAATACCACCTTTAAAAAAATTAATACACCATGTTTCTCCATCTTGGTGCATGTCTGAAGGAACTTCATCATTTGAAACAACTACCACTCTT